CCCCACGCCCATGCTTCCTTCCCTCCTTGCAAAACTGTTCAAACGCTCGGCCGCTGCCGATTCGAAGAAGACGGCAGAGCCGGTGAAGGAAGCGCTGACGGTCGATCCTCTTGACCCCATCGCCAAACATCAATCGTGGGAGGACGAAAAGCCACAAGTCAGTCTGCGACCAGTCAAGGACTTCCCGATATACGACGGCTTGGCCGGTGAGGACACTGTCACAGCGACAAAGGCAATCGGCGATGCAGCTGTGGCCTTGGCAAGACAACAAGTCATCATGGACGATGACGGCACCGGCATGCTGAAACAAGGCCCGCAAAGTGAATACACAGTTCCATGTGGCCTGCAAAATTGGTATGCCTCGCAAGGATTCATCGGATATCAAGCTTGCGCGATCATCGCCCAGAATTGGCTTGTCGATAAGGCTTGCTCGATGGCAGGCGAAGATGCCGCCAGAAATGGCTGGGTGATCAAGGCGCGAGGCGGCGACGATTTGAATGAGGAAGAGCACGAAACGATCATCGAGGAAGACAAGAAGTACAAAGTCAAAGACAATTTGATCGAGCTGAACCGTTTCAAGAATGTGTTCGGTATTCGCGTTGCCATTTTCAAGGTCAAATCAGACGATCCTCTGTATTATGAGAAGCCATTCAACATAGATGGCGTGACAGAAGGATCGTATGAGGGCATCAGCCAGGTGGACCCGTACTGGATGATGCCTGTTATGACGTCCAAGGGAACCGGCGACCCATCTGCCATCGGCTTCTATGATCCTGAGTTCTGGGTAATCAGCGGCAAGAAATACCATAAATCGCACCTGGTGATCGTTCGTGGGCCGCAGCCCGCTGACATTCTGAAGCCTACGTACATATTTGGTGGCGTTCCGCTGACGCAGCGCATTTATGAGCGCGTCTATGCTGCTGAGCGAACCGCGAATGAGTCCCCTTTGTTGGCGCTCACTAAGCGGACGATGGCGATTCACGCAGACTTGGACAAGGTAATGGCCGACCAGGACGGGTTTGCGAAGCGCCTCATGACATGGATCAGATTCCGCGACAATCACGGCATCAAAGTCCTCGGCAAAGAAGAGGCCATGGAGCAGTTCGACATCAATCTGTCGGACTTCGATTCCATCATCATGAACCAGTATCAGCTTGTGGCAGCCATCGCGCGTGTGCCGTCCACTAAGCTGCTTGGAACTTCGCCAAAGGGTTTCAACGCCACTGGCGAGTTTGAGATGGTGAGCTACCACGAGGAGCTTGAGTCAATTCAAGAGCACATCATGATGCCGCTGCTTGAGCGCCATTATGACATTTTGATGCGCCACCTTGGACTGAAGACAAAGGTTGAAGCGGTCTGCAACCCTGTTGACTCCATCACGACGCAAGCGCGCACAGAGTTGAATGCGAAGAAAGCTGAGATGGGTGAGCGACTCATCAATGCTGGCGTCATCAGCCCTGACGAAGAGCGCCAGCGCCTGAAGGACGATGAGCACAGCGGATATAACCGTCTCAAGGATGAACCCGCGAACGATAATCCAGGTATGTCGCCTGAGAATGTCGCCAACCTTGAAAAGGCGGGTGCGCAGCAAGAGAAGGCAAACGCAGAGAACACGGAAGCGAGTGCTGGTGCCGTCATGGCGAAGCCAGGCGAGCCTGGATCGTCTAAACCTTCCGTTTCGAACACACAGGAAGGCGAGGAAGACGACGGCAATGGGACGCTGCAGGCGTTGGTTCCGCTTCTGTTGAAGGGCCTTGTCGGTAGTACACAGAAATCAGGCGGCTCAAACAAAGAGCAGGCCGCAGCACTTCTCCTCACCACGCTTGTTCAGATGCTGGCACAGCCGAAGGAAGGAGAAGACCTTGCGCCGACTGAACCGCCGATTCGCGGCACGCACCCTGGCACGCAGCGAACCGTTCAGCCTTCTGTTGGTGGCATTAACAATGTCGTTGGGAAGGTCCAAGACTGGAACCCGACTAAGTTGCCAAAGTTGAGAGTTGGCGGTCTCAACTTGGTGATCGAGAACCCGCGCGGAACGATTCGCAAGGGAGTGGACATGGACGGCAAGGAGTGGTCGGTGAAGATGCCGCACCACTATGGGTACGTCAAAGGATACGAAGGAGCGGACGGTGATGAAGTCGATTGCTTTGTTGGCCCCAACCTTCGATCCAAGGATGTGTTCGTGATCAGCCAAAAGGATGCAAATGGCGAGTTTGACGAATACAAGTGCATGATGGGCTTTGACTCGGAAGGAGAGGCCAAGTCGGCATATGACTCGTCATTCACCCGTGATTGGGATGGATTTGACTCGATCAAACGCCTATCGATGGACGATTTCAAAAATTGGCTTGAGGCAGGTGAAGCCGCTCTCGCCCCTCATAACGCTTGATCCAAAACTCATCAGGATAGAACATGGACATCGCAACTCTTGCCAATAACATCAAGTCTGCTGTTGGTGGGCTTACCGGCGCACAGATCAAAGCACTCGATTCCAGTTTTCTCTGCCAAAATCCGCAACTTGCATATCAGCAACTCAAGGCGTCCGGATATCAAATCACCGTGAGCACAAACGCTGACGGTACGCCGCTGTACAAGATCACCGCGTAATGGCCTTTAAAGCCTCCAAGAAGCGCGAGCGACGCGCGCCTGAACCATTGGCACAGGGCAAACCCCTGGGGCCAAGCGCAGCCATACGCCTGTGGTATCAGGCGCAGCTGGATTCCGTCGTCAAGGCCATGATTGACGACTATCGGTTGCAGGTGAAGGAGGCCATAGAGAATCCTGAAGTGGCCGCATACTTTGCGGAAGACGCAGCAGCGAATTCGATCTTCCAAAAAGTAATGAAACGCCTTGACAAGAAGTGGTCTGACGTGTTCAGAGCATTCGGTGCGAAGCTGTCTGAGGAGTTTGTTGAGAAGACCGACGAACATGCAAAATCATCCACCTGGTTCTCTCTGAGTGCAGCAGGGGTGAAGCAGCCGTTGGCGACGTACAACCAGAACATCAGCAACACAATCAGCGCGGCGAAGGACTTCAATTTCACCCCCATAACAAAGGTGAAGGACGAAGTCCATGAGAAGATTTACAGCGCTGTGATGCTTTCCTTGACCTCTCCCAATCCAGAAGAGCAAGGGGCATCAGGAATTCAGAATGCGTTGAAAGAAGTCGGAATTGTCGCAAAGAAAAGGGTTGAGTTAATCACCCGTGATCAAACCAGTAAGGTTTATTCATCGCTATCTTGCGATAGACTCCGCCAGAATGGAGTTGGCCATTTTAAGTGGCTTCATTCGTCAGCAGGCAAAGTGCCGCGACAGACCCATTTGGATAAGGACGGGGAAATATTCGCCATAGACGACCCTCGTTTATGGGAAGGCCCGAAGGCTGATCAGGGACCACCGGGCTGGGCAATTAATTGCCGATGCCGAATGATGCCGGTGTTCGGCTATCACGAGGAGGACTGATCAATGCCACTTTCAAGCGGGACTTCTAAGGAGTCCAGGGAAAAGAATATCAAAACCGAACTTGCAGCCGGCAAAGACCCAAAACAAGCAGTTGCAATCGGTTACGCAAAACAGCGGGAAAAACATCGCGAAGAAGGCCAGTGGAGACGCCGCAACGTGCATCAAAGGCATTTGCGACGTTATCAACAGACTATAACCCTTGGAGGTTTCCTTAAATGGAAAAGGCAGCTGATTTCGTCACAGAAGACTTGCCGCGTGAAACTTGGTTTAGGGAGTTTTTGATTGTCGCAGTCGAGAAGATCGAGTCATTGCCGCTGATTCGCCCTCGGTGGATGGCAATGGATGTCGCCCTTCTGCTGATGTTCGTGTTCTTTTGAGTGTTAAGTTGATTGAGTTGTGGGGTGAGAGAGGGTTTTCTATCTCTCTTACCCTTTATTGTTATTGACGACTATTTATAGTTGTAAATAATACTCAACTTCAACTATCAAGGGCAAACCTCTTGCTAGTCAAGCTTGAGTCCAGTTGGTTTTGTAGTTGCAGCGGCTGAAACATGGGTGCCAAAGTCAATTGAGCTGGTGAAATCGCAGTGCAGTGGCGATGTAATAATAAACACATAAGACATAATCGCAAGTACACTGGCGCGAGACATAATACACGCGAAGACATCACCATTCAATCGGAATGCCAACGAGCGCAAGAACCCAGGACCAAAATGGATACCTTCTCGTAAAAGGTTGCCCCGTTTCGTCCTTTGGCATATTCCAATATTCGGCTGCGCAAGTCGGATTGGATGGCGATCCAAATCGCATCGTCAACGTCTTTCGTCCTGAATCGGCAGTAAGCGATCCTGAGTTTATCTCATCGCTGCAAATCGTGCCTCTCATAAACGACCATGAGATGCTGTCTGGATTTCAGAATGATAAATCCGCCACAGCTCCGGAAGAGTATGGCGTTGATGGCGTGATGTTTGACGTCGGCTATGCAAAGCCTTGGACGCGTGGTGATTTGAAAATTTTCAGCCGCTCGATGCAGTCTGATCTGGGCTGTGGCAAAAAAGATTTGTCGCTTGGCTACACATGCGACTTCCTGATGGAGTCGGGCACGTTTGATGGACAGCAGTATGAAGTTGTCCAAACGAATATGCGCGGCAACCATATCGCGCTCGTCGATGTTGGCCGCGTGCCTGGTGCGCGAGTTCTGGACGGGAAGAAACTGTGTTTCGACTCTCTGGACTTTTCTGTTCAATTCAACACAACCGGTGGAGAAATTATGCCGCGCACACGCAGGGCACTCGATAGCAATACTGTCGAGCAATTGAAAGCCCAGCTCAAAGCGCTGCTGCCCACCTTCGAACAATTCTTGAGTGAGGAGGCAACCGAACCCTCCCACCAGGGTGGCGAAGGCGGCGCGGCTGGTGCGGAAGCTGGTGGCGAAACACCCCAGGCTGGTGCGGAAGCGGGTCAAGCCGCTGCTGCAGGCGGGGAGACGGGTGGCGCAGAAGTAAGCGCTGGCCAAGCAACCCAACCGACAGAAGGCGGTGAGGGCGAAGAAGACAACACTGGTGCCGCTACTGGCGCCGCTGGCGGCGAAGAGGGCGCTGCCGGGGCAGCAGAAGGTGGTGGCGCCATGAGCCTTGAAGATGCCGTGGCTCAACTCGAAGACCTCCTGGGCAAGATGCGCTCTGCAATGGGCCAAGGCGGTGAGGGCGGCGACGAAGGCGGGGCGATGAATGGAGAAGGCACCAAAGAAGGCCAGGACACCGTTGAAGGGCTGGAAGGAACGGCGCGCGAAGGCGCAGACGGCGAAGGCGCGAACCTCGGCGAAGGCGGACAGGGCCGCGCATCGGAAGGTCCGGCGGCGGGAGCCCACACAGGCGCTGATGCTGCGCTTCGTGGTTTCTATGCTGACCTTGCTGTTAAGACTCGCCTCTATGAGCGGGTGTCTAAGGTGGTTGGAGCATTTGACTCAGCCACTATGGACGCACGTGGAGTCGCTACTTACGGCATTGCGAAGCTTGGTCTGAAGGGCATCCCGAAGGGCAACGAAGTGAATGCTCTTGACGGATACCTTGCAGGCCTCGAAGCGGGCCGCAAGCGTTCCACCGAACACACAACCCAACAACGCGCTGCCGATGCTGCCGCTCATGTTGTTCCGGCCATCGACAACTACTTCAAGGAGTAACACAACATGCCGGGTCTTCAAACCTCCGTCAAGCGCGCCTACACCACTGGCTTTCCCGGTCAGCTGGTGGAAGATGGCCCCAAGCGAGCCCGCGTTGCCCGTATCAATTCGGCAACTCTCGGCACCGATCCGGGCGCATCGACGAACCGCATCAGCCGCGCATTCGGCTATGCGTCGGACATCGGCTCGCTTGGCAGCACATATGCTGCGCGTGAAGTCATGGTCAACGTCGGTGGACCGGACTTCTTCGGCATCCTCGGCCATCCGCAGCGCTATGCGCTGTATGGCTCGGCTGGCAATTCGCTTGCCGCGTCGGTCGATCTTCCGCAAGGCGCGGAAGGCGAGTTTTTCGACATGGCCACCGGCCTGATCGTTGAGCTGTTCAACGAGACGACCGGCGCAGTCAACCCGACGTACGGCGATCAGCTGTGCTACGTGCCGAGCAACATCAGCACGGCAAACAACGCGTTGGCCCTTCCGTATGGTGCACTGTTCAGCATCGCGGCTGGCGCAGCAGTTCCCACGGGCATGATCTTGATTCCGAATGCTCGCATTGTGTCGCCAACGTCGCTTGCGGCATCGGCACTCGGTGCGTTGGTGTCGGGTTCGGCCATCGTTCAACTCACGCAGTAATAAGCGCGTACAATCACAGGAGCGATAAAGATCATGTTGCGCCCTTCCAAAACTCGCTCGTACATTGCTGCGCGCAAAATGCGTCCGTTGGCGATGGACAGCAGGGAAATCACCGTTGCAGCGGTGAACCAGCTTGCCGAGAAGTTCGGCATCGTGTTCGACCATGCAACGGTGTTGCAGCAAGTCAAGTTGCTGAACGAGGGTTCGCCCTCGGGAGCGATGGATGCTGCATTCGTTGCACCGGCAACGGCCGCGTCGCTGCCGACTCCGGTGCAGTTCCTCCAAACCTGGTTGCCTGGCTTCATCAAGGTGATGACGTCCGCTCGCAAGATCGACGATATCATTGGCGTGAAGACCGTTGGCAGCTGGGAAGACCAAGAAATCGTTCAAGGTATCGTCGAGCCTGCTGCAACGGCCACGGAGTACGGCGATTACACGAACATCCCGCTGGCGAATTGGAACACCAATTTCATCAAGCGCACCATCGTTCGTGGTGAGCTTGGGATTTCGGTTGGCCTGCTCGAAGAAGGTCGCAGCGCTGCAATGCGTCTCTCGTCGGCAGAGACGAAGCGCCAGGGCGCGGCTGTTGGTCTGGAAATCTTCCGCAATGCGGTCGGTTTCTATGGCTGGAACAGCGGCAACAACCAAACGTTCGGCTTCCTCAACGATCCGAACCTGCCGGCATACGTCGCATCGAGCGTGACGGGCGGTTGGAACGGCACCAACGGCACGTTCCAGGGCATCACCGGCGACATCCGGATGGCCATCGTCACCCTTCGCACGCAGTCGCAAGATCAGATCGACCCGGAAAAGGTCGAAATGACGCTGGCGCTGCCGACCGACAAGGTGGATTACCTGTCGGTGACGACGGATTTCGGTGTTTCGGTGCGCGACTGGCTCACGCAAACGTATCCGAAAATTCGAGTCGTGTCAGCACCGGAACTCGGTGGCGCAAACGGCGGCGCGGATGTGTTCTATCTCTTCGCAGAGGACATCGATTCGAGCATCGACGGCTCCACGGACGGCGGCGAAACGTTCTCGCAGCTGATCCAAACGAAGTTTGTCACGCTCGGCGTCGAGAAACGCGCCAAGTCCTATGTCGAGGACTATTCGAATGGCACGGCAGGGGTGCTGTGCAAACGTCCGTGGGCAGTTGTCCGCGTGACTGGCATCTAATCGCTGCTTGACGCAGTGACAGAGGGCTGGGGTGAGAACCTCAGCCCATTTACACATCGACCGCACACGCTTCAGGGGCTGCAGCGGCGTAATTACAAGGACTGAGAAATGTCGGATGTATATGTACTCTCCACGATGACCAACGCGGTCACATACCGCACGTATCGCTTCATCGGCGATCCGAAAAACAACCAAAATCAAAGCCTTCTGCCGATTCCTGAGCCTGATCCGATCACGATTCGCGGCGGCGCCAACCGTCCGAACCAAAGGGGCGGCTTCGGAGACACGAGCGAGGACTTGAATGGCAATGTCCTTTGGACTCCTCGCGGCGTCGTAACGCGACTGACCAAGGAGCAATACGAGAAGGTGCAGGAACACTGGCTGTTCAAGAAGCATATCGATGGCGGATTCCTGGTTGTTCTGGAAAAAGAGCCTGACCACAAGCGTGTCAAGCGCATGGTGGAGGACGGCGAGATCAACAAAGATGACAAAGCAGCGCAACTGACCAAAGAGACGGTGGCGCAGCGCATCAAGGTGAAGACGCCCACGAAGGAATCAAACCAGGAGTGGTAAGCCATGCCAGTGTACAACGATGCGAACTTCAGGCAGCTGTTCACAGTGTTCTCGGACACCACAAAGTATCCTGCCGCGACATTATCCATGTACTGGACGGTTGCGTCGGATTACATCAGCACGAATGACAATCCGTGCAACAACCTGAATGGCGCATCGTTGCAACTGGCACTTGACATGATGTGCGCCCACCTGGCGACATTGTTCACAGCGGACGCCAACAACGTCGCGGAGGGCGGCGATCCTGGTCAGCAAGCGACCATAGAGACGTCATCGACTATTGGTTCCATCAGCGTCTCCAATCTTCCTCCGCCCGTCAAAGACGCTTGGGATTATTGGCTCAATCAAACGGCATACGGGCAGCAATTGCTCGCTCTTTTGAAGGTCAAAGCCGTTGGAGGGTTCTACGTCGGCGGATTGCCTGAGCGTGAGGGATTCCGCAAGGCCATGGGAGTTTTCTGGTAATGACAACGCCAGGCTCCAACATATTCAAGCGCGCCGCAAGGCTAATCAGGCTGCAGACTGTCCAGTATTACGCAGCAAGCGGACGAACCACGAACGCTGCACGGCAATGGGTTCCAGCATTCGCTGCGGCCGCTCCTTTGCGCGCAAGTGTGCAGATGGTCCCTCGGTCGAGCTATGCGGACTTGGGCTTGGATTTCAACAAGGTTTACGTAAACATCTTTGCAGCAGCAAACATGGTGGATTTGCAGCGCGACACGAGTGGCGACAGGTTCATCTGGGCTGGCGATCTTTACCAAATGCAGAATGAAAACAGCTGGTTTGTCCAAGATGGATGGGCCAGTGCCTTGGCAGTCAGATACAAGCAAAACGCAACCGGACCTGCGTGATGAATGACAACGCGCTTATCAATGTTCTTGCAACGCAGCTGGAAGCCGCGAGCGCGAGCGCGGGTTGGAATTATCCGGTGATTCAAAAAAATCAACCGACGCAAGAAGGCACTCCGACTGCTCCCGCCATATTCTTTGAGAAGTTATTCGATGATGAATATGGATTTCCTATGGTGAGCTATCCGACGTACAACCAGCCATCAAACACGTTCACACAACAAGAAGATCAATGGACTGAGACACACTTTCAAGTGTCCGCACTGGTCATACAAGACGTCAGCAACCTGAGCCTTCCTACAGCGTCCGATGTAGTAAACTACATGAAGCAGTACATAAACAGCAGGGCATGTTTGGCCCAGTTGAAGACTGCAGGCGTTGGGATTCTTCGAGTCACGTCGGTTCGCAATCCGTACTTTAAGGATGACCGCGAGATATACGAGGCCAACCCGAATTTTGATGTCGTGTTGCAGCACAAACGAACGATCACTGCAAGCGTTGGGGCATCCAACAAAGTGGTCGGAGCGACTGTGACAGGGATACAGGGTCAGGGAGTATTTCCAGTAATTGACGGTCCTGGCGAGACGGCAGGCTGATGGCCAAAAAGAAAACTCTCGTTGAGAAGCATCTTGAAGTGCTGAAGGCGCTGAAGGATGGATACGTCATCGAAGCTGGATGGTTTGAAACGAATCGGTATAAAGCTGGAAAGGACGTGCCTGAGAAAATGGTCGGCCAGCCAATTGCAAAGATTGCGCGAATCCAAGAGTTCGGAGCGTCAATCAAGCGCGGCGATAAGACGATCACCATTCCAGCGCGTCCTTTCATGCGAAAAAAAAAAATAAGAGGCGAGAGGAAAAAGAAATACGAA